AGGTGAATACCGGCACACCAGCAGTCACGGTCGCGGTTCCCTGATCGATGGTCCCGTTGATCGTTATATTCGCGGTAAGCGTCGAGTCTACCGGGTTCATGTTGTCGATGACCACTACGACATTGGAAAGCCACGCGTCGTAACTCGTAGCACCATGCGCGTAATCGACAAACAGCAGCTGCGTTTCGGCGTCGGCTCCGGTCTTGAGGTTGTAGAACTTGTCGTAAAAGTATTCGTAGTCCGCTTCACCCTTGTACATGGTGATCGGGAACGACATACCGGGCGCGTACCTTTCTAGTACGGTCGTCGGCGATTCGTCGGTAATGAAGTCACGCACCGTGGTTTCCGGATTCATCGCTATCGCGTTGTCGGTTGCCTTCTTGATCTGCGCCCATACAGGAACAGACTCGGTTCCAGAGTTGATAAAGAATAATTCATGGAACTTTTTTACCTGAGTTCCAGCAGCCATTTCAGCCATTTTATGCCCTCCTTAAAAGGGGTTTTTCCCGTCAAACTCCACGTTAACGGTCGTGCTATATATGAACTCGCCCGTCGTCTCTTTATTTACGAAAGACACGGTTGATACCGCCGTTACCCTGAGAACTTGCAAAGCGGTCAGGGTGAGCTCTTTTTTATCCACGGTCGAGCGTATCAGGGTAAGAACCGCCTGTGCCGCCGCTGGTGAAGTGTTCCGAGCGTAGAAGGTTACCTGCTGCACTCCGGCGTATGAACCGTCAACGAACTCGCGCACGTTAGCAGTCGAAGGATCGGATCGGGCCATGACGTCGTTTACCGTCGTGCCGAACCCATCTTCTTTTATCGACGTTATGGTAGCCTGTTGCGCCTTGATGTAGGTTATGAGGTCACTTGCTATACTCACGGTTAACCAATGCCTCCCATATTTTCAGCCTTGTGGCCTTTGCCCGCTCGAACCACTTCGTCGAGGCGTTCGGGTTTTTATCCTTGCGCTTATTCTCGAAGAAGTGATATTGCTTTGCCGCATACGGCGCATCCCATTCAACCGATCCGCCGCCGCTGGCCGTTACACCGGACCTCATCAGCGTCCCCTCTGCGTCAGGGCAGTAGTAATTGCTATCCTTGAGAACCTGGATGTCGAGTGCCATCTGTGCGCGATCAAGTCTCGCTTTGCACCTCTTGCCGACAGCCGCCGTATCAAACTGGACGGTGATACCCATTACGAACCTACCAATGCTAGCCGGTAATGATGAGGCGTTGAAGCGTCTCCCGACGGATCGTATACCTCGCGCACATAGAACGTCTGCCCGCCGTACACGATCTTGTCACGCTCTCCGAAAGTAATACCAACAGGAAGCGAGTTGACGCAATCGTATATCAGTGTCAGCTTGTCGCTCTTTGCCTCGCCCAGCGAAGTAACAAGTGTCTGCTTTGCGCGAGATACACGTACACGAGTCAGGTTGTTAGCCGTCGCGCTCCACGTCGGATTACCGTAAGCATCTTCCCCGGTTTTCGCGTAATGCGTTGCGCTATGCACAAGCAGGGTAAGGCTGATCGGTTCACTCATCTAACGGGATTCCTGGGTATGAATAGGATGGACCTCGTTCGGTTATCGCCTGAACACCCTGCCCCCTCCGGTCCCTGAACGCGCTCACGGCTTGCGTTGACTTGAACGACGCCCGCCTCCACTTGCTCGCTATCCCGCTCTCGATGGTTGCCGGATACCCGGAAGCGCCGACGTCCGCCCGCGTGTAGGAATACCCGTCGATACTCTCGCTCTGCATCGTGGCAACCTTCCCCGCGTTGGCGATCTGGAAGGTTATCATCTGCGTTGCGTAGAGCTTCATCCCATCGGGAAAGTCCTCGTCGACCGTTCCTTGTCCAAAGGCGTAATTGCAGATTGCTACGATGTCGTCCTCGACTAATGGGATAAGCGCGGTTATAAGCGCGTCCTGAGTTGTTCCGGATATTCCGGCGAGGGTTTTGTATTCGGCAAGCGTTATGACTGCCATTTAGATCCTCTGGCAAACGACGGTCACGATACCGCGAACGTCGGTGGCCGTCGTTCCGGCCGTCACCCTCGCGTTTACGGTGTCGCCAGCCGCGAGAACCATATGCGCCTTGTTTGCCACGACAACCCCAGCCGCAAGGTGTGATACCGCACCGTCAGCCGCGCAAGCGATTGCGGTTCCAATTGCGTCGGTTCCCTTGTAAATCGTGACAGCTCCATTCTCTTCATCGGCACAGCCAGTCACAATTCCGTCGATTATACGCATCGCATACGGCGCGATGAATACAGGAGCGGCGGCGGCACTGAACGGCCCCGCGCTTTTGTCGAGCGTGTAGGCTACAACGTTTCCGCCCATTGCCTCTGCGAAAGCCTGAAAAGGAGACTCCCTTTCAAACGAAGGATTCGATCGGTCTATTCGTTTCGCTTGTTCAGCGGTTATCATGTCCATGTTTTTCCTCCTATGGAAAAAAGGCGGGCCGTTATAGCCCGCCTAAGTGGTTTAGCCAAGGATCATGGCTACGTGTTCCGGCTGTACGACTTTGAAGCCGTAGGCGAGGTGCATTTCCCAAACGATCTGGCCGTACTGCGCCATTTCAACCATGAGGTACGAGTGCCCGAACTTGTCGGATACGATCATGGTCTTAATGTTCGCATTGGCGGGCATGAGCGGGGGACGCATGATACCGACTACAGCCGAACGCTCGAACGCGAGCGATGGAGTGTAGTCAGCGGTGAAGGTCACCGCCTGCGCGGTTGCCGTGGCTCCGATAAGTCCGGGGCGATTGATTAGAAGCTCGCCAGCACCGGTCAGCGCGGTCGATACGACGTAGTATTCCCCAGCGCGGTCAGCAAGCGAGAACACGTCACCGGCCTTGATCGGATCGGTTCCGGTTCCTACGGTAAGCGCGAGGGCCTTCGCGGCTTCGCCGCCGTTGGTCGCATAATTCGCTGCGGCGCCAGAGTCATGAAGCGAGATACCGGCAGAGTCGCGAAGCTGGAAACCGAACTGAGGCTTGTACAGCCCGGATCGGCGTTCCTCGTCGGAACCAGCGGCATACGCCTGCTGATATATCCCGAGTTTCTGGAGGTTCGCGGCGGCGGCGGAATTGATGACGAGCTGAGGGTCAGAGAAAGGCGCACCGTTGTCACGAAGAATCTTTTTGACATCGACGATGAGGTCGAGCGAGGTAGCGAACGGGGTCGTACCCGCCGTGCCGATTGCGCGGGATGCTCCGATCTTGAGCGCGGCGGCGGCGTCTGCCTCGGCGAGATTGCGAAGCGAGCGCATGGACTGCTCGGCCCACTGGCGCACCCATTCCTGATAGTTCCCGCCGTTTTCAAGAGAGCGGATCTGCTCGCCGGTCAGAACCATTGGCTTCGTTTTCTTGGACTGCGTGATCTGTACGGTCACAGCCCCTGCGGTCTGGTCATCGCCAGCTGGTAAGGCATTGGACGGCGCGAAGTCGTCGGTAGCCTGTACGGGCGCATAGGGAACTTTGATGGAATCGCCCTTGGCTACTCCCTTGTCGTCCCAAGTCGTATTGATAGCGTCGAGAATGCCCGCAGGCTCCGCGCTTACGGTCTGCGCCGCCGAAAAAAGGACGGGGGCAAGAGCGGTCAAAGTGGTCGTGTTAGCCATTTAATGTCTCCTTAGTCTGTTATCGACCCGCCAGCCGCCATGTATTCGGCGCGTTGTTTCGGATCGAGCTTTTGAAAATCCGTAAGCGTCATGACCTTCTGGTCTTTACCCGCTTGCGGCCTCGGCTGAGCGCCTACTTTTTTCAGCGCTTCTTCGATTGCCTTACTCTTATCTGCTTCATGGGCCGCGTCCAGTTTTTCAATGTACGCCCGGATTCCATCGGCTCCGCTCGTGATCTCGTCGGCCTTGCTCGAACCGTAAAGCCTGATTGCGCTTTCCAGCTCGTCCTCGATCTTCGCGCTCATCTTGGCCTTGTCCCTGACAAAACCGAGTCGTTCAGCTTCACGCTCCTGTCGGAGTTGTTCGATCTGCTGTTCAACCGTGAGCGCCTTGCCCTCGACCGTCTTTTTCTCTCCGATTACGGTATCAAGTCTTGACTGCCATACTCGGTTAAGTTTTTCGGTTTCCGCTTTGATCAATGCCTCAAGATCAGCTTTGCTTACGCCTTCCGCCGTTACCGGCTTCGGTTCCGTTGCGCCCTTATCCGCGATCTGGTCAGTGCCAGCACCGGGAGTCTGTACGTCGTCCATGTGTTTCCCCTTTTGGCAGATCGGTTTCCCGCACCTGTCTAATATATTATACAGTGTATCTATTTCAATACGCTGGTGTATAAAATATCATACATTACAGTATGCACGGTTTTTCTGTTTTGTCAACCGTAAATTGCTTCCCTATCTCTTTGTCTGGTTCTCCCGGTCTTGTCGAGGAAGTCCCTCATCTCGGACTGGGCTGACTTCACGCGCTCTTTGAAAAAGGCCGCCTTCTGTTCCCCTCCTTCCGTCGCACCCCACTTTTGAGCCTCGCGCTTGTAATAGCGGATCTTTCGCTCCGTCTTGCGCTGCTCCTGACTTTGCTCATAAGCCTTTTCGTTCTTCTTTTCTGGATACGGCTCATAGGTCTTTGCCGATACGCCCTCCCAGTAAGGGTAGAAAATGTGCCCGCAGTTTACGCCGTTGAGTCCGTCCGGTTCCCCATAGGACGTTGATGAAAGCGCGGGATACTTTTTGCTCTTCCCTGATATCGAAAAGATTCTCCCCTGATACGGCGCACACTTAGGCCGCGCCCCCATGTGACTTGATACTTCGATCAAGTCCGTCTCACCTTCCGCCGCCGCCTGAAACATTGTCGCCGTGCTTGCCCGTCGCTGGTTATCCCTGACAACCATCTTGACGTACCCCTCTGGCGTCCACGTCTTCCCTGCCTTGTCAACGAAAGCGTCGAGCCGGTCCAGCTCCCCGATGGCTTGCATGACTGACCGATGTAGCGTCTCTGTCCCAGTTACTACTGACAGGCTCGCCTTTGATACCGCCGCGACGTACTTCTTTCCGGCGCTCTTGGCAAGCGAGGCCATCGCAAGATTTATCTTGCTTGTTGACGAACCTGCCCATGTCTGCACTATACGCCTCATCTCTGGCGTCATCTCGGCAACGGTCTTAAGCTTGCGCGGCGTGTTTGCTTTTATCTTTGCGAGTATCTCGTCGACAGACGCTATAACTTCTCCACTTGCCTGAGATAGTATACGGGCACGATATCGATTGATTATCTTCTTCGTGTCCTTGTTTAGGACTCCGAGTTGCGATAGCTTCCGGGTCTGCCAGTCAGCCGACGCAACGGCACCGCGTGACAGGTAGTACGCTATTCTCTCGATGATGTCTGTCTCCATGTCGTAGACTAACTGGTCTATCACTTCGTTTCCTGTGCTCGTGGCCTGAACCCTGCCAGCGGCGTGAATATCTTATCGAGGTCAACTTGCTCGATTGCCGGGAACGCGCTTGATGCTATTGCTCTTGCGGTTTCCATAGGCAGCAATCCTTCGGAGACCTTTGTAGCGACCGTAAGAAGGGATTCAACCTGTGCCCCGTTAAGAGCGGTCTTTTGGATGTCTTCTGCGGCCGTAACTTGCTCCGCACCGTCTTCTGCGCCCTGTACATCGCCGAGCGCGTCCGACGGCATATCAGCTTCAGTGGCTCCGGTATCTGTTCCGCCGATTGCGTATGGGTTGCTTACCGTTTGCTCCTCCGCCTTGACCGCGAGTATCTCGGCGTCAACGTCCGGGATGATAGAGGCAGGGAACAACTGCAAGAGGGTTTTCTGACTGACAACCTTCTGCCCGCCCGAAAGGACGGAAATGATATTGGCCATCGACTCGATGTTGAACGGGAGGTTCCGCTTGAAGGAGATTGTAACCATATCGGCGTTCTCAACTTCCTTGATGATCCCCGCGCCGTGTCCCGCGATCAACCTGATTCGCTCGTACAGGAAACGGGAGAAGTAGCTTTCCATGTCGGCTATCATGTACTCGAAGCCGAGTAGCTTGTACGCCTGAGCGATGCCAGAGGCCGCAGCGAAGTTGTCGTCATTCGGATTGAAGATACAGAGCATCTCGTATATCAGACGCTCGTACCTGTCCAGGGTGTTATTGATAAACGTGTCATTGACGTTGCGCTCAAGATATGCAGCGGCATCCCTTACGTTATCGCCGAGTTTATCCAACACCCTGAACTCTGCAACCTTGTCCAGCTGCGTCTTTCCGTCTGCATCCTTTGTAATATTATCAAGGTAGTCTCGAAGAAGTAGGACTGAGTTTGCAAACTTCTCATGTTCATTCCCCACCTCAGATATGATCTTGTCATACATATCAATAAGCGGGAGGCAATGGTCAAACACGTTCCGCTTGTCCCGGTCTATCACAGCCTCAAGCACCGGGACGATGCCGTATAGGTGACGCCCGGAGCGTTCTGGATCAAGCGCCCATTCTTCTTTTCCCTTGCGGTATTCCTGATATTCGGTGTCATCGTAATACGTTGCTATCTCTTCATCGTCGTTCTTGCGATACCAGACAAATGCAATCAGCTTCTTTTTCAGGTCGTCGGAGTATAACGGGATACACTGAGCAACGGGAAGAACGGCGAACTGGAAGCCGTCCTCTTTGTCGTACCAGTGGAGTTCAAACGCTCGCCCGTAGCAGATGGCATCCTCGAACACGGAAGCCGTCTCTAGCTCTTCATCGTTCTCATCGTAGATATCTGCGAGCTGTTTCTCGTACCATCCATCGTCAGAGTAGGTGATATTCCCCGGCTTTGCGAAGTACCCCTTGATAAGTTTCGTTGCTCTACGAACGAACGGAACCGGGATACGGTTGTCAGGCGCCGGCTTTGGACTCTCTTGGTAGATCCCCGCGTTCTCGCCGATCTTGTAGGTTTTCTGATCGTAGTATCGCGTGGTGAGCGGTTTATGTTTCTTGACGATATCTTCAATTTGTTTCGCGTCCATTGTATCCCCCAATTTGGCCGGTATTATACACCCGATTTTATATTCCCGCAACAGCCCGGACGTTTGCGCTCGGCGTTCCTATCGTTCGCGGCTGATAGAAGGCAAGGATCAACGCGTCCGCAAGGTCTGGCGACTTCTTCCCAGTACGCTTCTTGTATTCGTCCTTGCTCTCTACCTTGCGCCGTTCGTCCGCCGTGTACTTGAAGTGCCGGGAAGACACTTCCTCAAGTAGCTCGTTATTCGCGACAAGCCCTATCTCGTGTATATGCCCCGCAAGGTTAAACCACATTTCACTAATCACGTCCGGATACTTCTTCTTGTCCATAGCCGCGGATCCAAAGTTGACCGGGTTCACTTGGGCGCCTAAGTCTCTGAGCTTATCAGTTACCCCGCCGCCGACGCCTGTATCGTCTACCACAATCCGCCCGCCCTGAGCAAAGTCCTTAAGTTGTCGAGCGACTTCCTGCGTATCCTTCCCGTTCAGTATCTTGATGTCCTTTACTTGCATCCCTTCGCGCCTAATGAACACCGTCCGGTCTGTCCCGAACCTGGCTATATCAGCGCCGACTACCATTCCGCCGTCGGCCGGCACGGTTCTTCCCATTGCCGCCTGGACTTGAGCGCGGGAAAGGACCGAATCCTCAGCGTTGTCGTAGGGGATCCCTTCCCATATCCTCAGGTACTCATCGGTTGACTTGACCTGTTTTGCTTCAAGCCGCTCTTTTTCAAGGGCCTCGGGGAACCACGGATTGTCATAGTAGTTTATCTTGATCCGGCGCGTATCCTCGCGGGACTCTGGCAGAACTAAGTTTATAGGGTCATCCCATGTATAGGGGTTCATCGTGTAGGCGAACATTCTAAGAGGGAAGCGGAACTCTTTACCGCCAATCTCAACCTTGAACCATCCGTCGGTTCTAAGAGTAGGGATAAGCACGTCAAGGCTATTCTTGCTTATCGACTGGGCTTCCTCGATCCATGCCCAGTGGAAGCCCTCATAACTCTTGATACTATCCACGGTATGCTGCTGCAGGCCGGTAAATACCGCCCGTCCACCCGCGGCTGATATGATCGTACTGTCTGACTCTTTTATCTGAAACTCGCTTGAGTATCCGTTCCGCTCGATCTCTTTAACGAAAATAGCAAAACTTGACTCTTTCAGGCTCTTTTGGATCTCTCGCCCACAAATGACATTAAGCGGGGCTTTCCGCATTACCTCGACAATCAGCGCCCCGACAGTCCGGGTCTTTCCGCCGCCGCGCCCTCCCTCGAATATGTTATGGGTCAGGGGGAGATCGAAGAACGGCTTGAGCTTAGCTGGTACTTTCATCTGGCTTCGGAGGATCAACGTACTCGAATGGGATCGCGTCGCCGTTCAGCCCGCCGATCTTGAGCTTGCTTCCCTCGGTCAGCTCGCCAAGGGTTTTGATTATAGACGCGCTGGCAGAGTCGCCGCGGGCAAGTATAGTTGATATGGTTTCTTCAATAAGCTCGTTTGCGGGCATCTTCTTCGTGTCCAACACCTTTCCGTCGTCTCCCCTGAGTTTGACTTCGTGTTCCTTTTGGAGGTATCCGGACAGGATGTCACTCAGCAGTATTCGTTCCCGCTTCTTTTCGGCGCTTACCTTACCGCCCTTTGACTGGATTTCCCTTTGCGCTTCCTTTGTGCGCTTATTGAGCGGTATGAGGTTCTCTACCTTCCCTTTTTTCTTTGCCATACCCGGAGTGTATGCTATTTTATACTATCTGTCAATAAAAACCCCCCGGGAGTAACGGGGGGAGGCCCGGAAGC